CCCCTTGGTGATCTCCCCCGCGCCGGGAGGAGCAACGACGAGAGACGGCTCCTGCCGGTGCTTCGGGTATGCCGACGAGAAGACGCCGTTGGGCCTGACGCCGAACTGCCAGTCTTTCGCGTCGACCGTGGGGCGGAAGCCGAAGCCCCCACCAGCAAGGAGCACGAGCTGCACCGGGAGATGGGCCTCGCAGTCCTGTGCGTCGCACTGTGCCTTCGTCGGGATGCTGATGGTGATCATGTCTTCCCCCTGGGTGCTGGGCCCGGCTGCGGCTTGGTTGAGATGGCCGGCGCGAGCGCTGCCTTCTGGAAGGCCTCCGCCACGTTCTCCTGGCGCTGGACCCGCTCCTGCGTCGCCTTGGCCTGGGTCTCCATCTGGAGCTCCACCCCGCGCGCCTGCGTCTCGGCCTGAATCTTCGCCAGCTCTTGCTGACCCTTCATTTGGAGGGTCGCCATCTGCGCCATCGCCTTGGGGTCGGGCTGCGGCGGGGCAGGGGGTTGCTGGGCCACCTTCTCTGCCTCTTTGACCGCCTGGTCGATGATGGCCTCGTAGGCGGAGCCGCCCCGGAGTCCAGCCACCGTCACCTTGAGCATCTTGAGCAGGAACGGCATGGAGCCCGGCAGCGACTGCGCGAGCGGCATCGCGACGTTGAGATACGCGCCGATCTCCCTTAGCACCTCCATCCGCTCCTCTTTGAGAGCGGCGAAGTCCGTCAGGTTGATGGCCTCGGGCTTAATCTCGATGCGGTAGTCCGCGAACCGAGACTTGATGAGCGCGACCGCTTCGTTGAGGTACTGCGCATCCTCGGTCCGCTCCAGGTTTGAGCGGGCGATGATGGTTTGTGGCGAGAAGTGCTTGGAGATGATTTCCGCGCGAATCCGCTGGCCGTCGGAGGCGAACCGCGCGAGCTCGTCCTGGAGGGCCTGGAGACGAACGGAGCCGAACTTCGCCTTGACCTGCGCCTCGCCCGGCGTCCCGTTGACGGTCTGCTGGCCGCGCTGGACGTCGCTCTGCCCCGTCACCTGAAAGAGCAGGTCAATATCCTCTCGCCGCAGGTCTCGGAGGACGGTCAGCGTTGCGACAATCTGCTCGAGCGGGAGCCAGTCAATCTGCCCCTTGAGCCCGCCCTTCTCGGCGAACATGTCCCAGTTGTCGACCGGGTAGAGCTTGTTCTCCCCGCCCTGGACGAGCTTCCCGACGTCGGTGCCGGCCAGCTTGTTGTACACGCCCGCCAGGCGGACCGCCTTGGTGAGCGCGTCGATGCGGGTGGTGAGGATGTCGATGGAGCTCGAGAGGTACTGCGCGTACTTGTAGTCCGAGACCGGGATGAGCTTGCTGGTGGTGAGGTTCGCCATCATCGGGCGCTGGCACGGGAAGAATCCGGCGAGCTCCAACGGGTCATCCTTGATGTCCAGGCACCTGTCGCATCCCTCAGCAATCCAGAAGACCTGCCTCGATTCCTTGTGCCAAATCTCCCAGACCACCGCCCGGTCCCAGGGGTGAGACTTCTTCTCTTCGGTCTTGTCGCTGTCCGGCGAGCCCTTGGCGCTGAGCGGCACAAGCGCGGCTATCTCCTTGCCGAAACGTTTCTCCACGGCCGGGCCCGACATCTTGGCCTTGAACGCCACCCAGGGGACGTCGGACCACGTGTGGCACTGGCCCCAGAGGAAGTCCCGCCAATAGACGTAGTTGGTATCAATCCACTCCGAGGCCTTGCCCTCGGCGCCTTCCTTGAAGTCATAGAGATGGCGCTGAATCCCGAGACCCGGCCCCAGGAGGTCCCGCATGTTGTTCTCTGTGGCCTCGGCGAAGGTGTCGTCCGGCGCCTCGATGTCGCAATTGAGCAGCCGCTCCAGGGTGTCGGCGGCCACGCGCGCTACGTCGTCGTCAGCGTCGGCGAACTTCCGTGAAACGGACGCCTGCGGCATCCGGCCAAACATCATTGCGCCGACCGTCTTGGTCCCAGACTGAAAGAGGCCCAAGCGCTTGCCGCCGTTCGCCTTCTTCTCGTCGCGCAGGACAGCGTCCACCTCCGCGCCCTGTTTGTGAAATTCAGCCAGCGCCTCGCGGGCGCACTTGAGCTCCATGTCCCAGCGCTGGGCCCATCCGAACTTGTCGTCTGCGAACTGGCTGGGCTGTGTCTCGGCGGCCATCTAGAGCCATTCCTCTCGGGCTGGGGGCTGGTTGGCCTCGATGTCTTCGAGGCTGAATCTGTGCGGCCCCTCTGGGGGCTTTCGCGCCTTGGGGGGCTTGCGCGTGGCGAGCTCGGTGCGCTTGTAGACCTCGGCCAGGTACCGCCAGGAATCCGCCGTGTGGCTCGTCCAGTCGTGGCGAGGGGTCTTCTTGAAGACCTTCTTGTCTTCGTCCCACTCGAAGCGATAGGCGCCCAGGCGCTTGAGTCCATCGGCACACCGCGCATGGACCCGAATGTCCTGCTCGAGCAGCCACCGGCCGGCGTCGATGCCGTCCGAGACCGACAGGTTTTTCACCAGCGTGACGCGGCCCGGATATTTCGCCTGAAACAGGCTCAGCGTGGAAACGCCTGACTGGAACTCCCGCTGGGCGCCGTCGTGCGGCAGGTAGACGCGGGATAGCCCGTACTTCTTGGGCGTGAAGGTCGGCTCCGCGTCCTGGGGCGTCTTGCCATCCAGGACCTCGAAGTAGTGCGAGGCCCCGTGTCCGGCGTTCTCGTACCAGTCGACCACGTCCAGGCGTCCGCCGGCGCCAATCCGAAACCACCAGATGGCGGTTGCATCGGACACGCCCAGGTCGAACACCGCGAACACGCCGTCAGCGGGGTGGGGGAAGGGCTTGTGCCCGCCGCGCTCCTTCAGCCCAACAATCAGGTCCCCATAGACCGCGCCACGATCGGAGCGGGGGTTCTTTCCGTGAACGTACTCGTCAATCCAGTCCTGGCTTTTCCCCGCCGACATCCGGGCGTAGTAGCCGGCCTTCAGGTTCTCTCGGTTCTCCGCGTCCGGGGCGAGCCCGCTGGGTTGGCGGAACAGCTCGAAGCCCTCCGGGGCGTCGGCGAACAGCTCCGCGTATTCGCTCGTCTCGGACCAGGGGTTGGTGTCCGCCCAGATGCCGTCCCACGTCGAGCCCCCGTCCTTCATCGCGGGATAGCGACCCACACGCATCGTGAGGCCGTCGAGGATGGCCTTCGGGAGCTCCCGAATCTCGTTGACGTAGGCGCCGGTAATCTCGAGCGAGAGGAGCTTGCGCACATCCTCGGGGCGGTCCAGGGCCCGGAAGAGAACCTCCGCCTTGAGCCTCGTTCCGTCCGCGAGCGGCCTATCGATGTCGAACGCGAAGTCCGCCTCGCGCCATTCACCCAGACCGCCCAGCCATTGCTCGAAGGTCTTCCGGGTGGTGTCCTCCAACTCCCGGTAGGTGTTCCGCACCACGGCCCAGCGGGTGTCCCGGACGCCTTCTGCGTTCGGCTCCTGCTCCATCGCCCGGCGAAGAATCTCCATCACGCTGCCGGAGGACTTTCCCGAGCCCACCGGCCCATGGATGACCCGGACGAACGCATCGGAGTCCAGGAACCGAGACACGACCGGCGGGGCCTGGAAGGTGATGTTCATCGCGACCGCCGCGAGAAGGACGAGCGCATTCACGCCTTCACCGTTCGGACGATGCTGATGGAGAGCGGAGCGGAGTCCTTGCCCGTCAACTCAACCGCTTGGGCGGGCTTCCCGTAACCGTAGGCCGCCAGGAGCTTCGAGGCCTCCATCCAGTCCGGGCCCTGGCTGATAATCTCGTTTTCCCAGGCAGCAAAAACGCTCGCGTCCACCACGCGGCGGCAGCGCTCCTTGAACTCCTCCGCTACCTTAGGCCGGCCGCCGGGGTTGCCGCTTGCGCCCTTGGCGAACGGCTTGCCCGAGCCTCGCTGTTTCTTGGCTGTTCCTTCGCTGTTCTCAGCCATGGGCCCGGTGGGGTCCCGGCATGGGTGGCCCCGTCAGGATGCAGAATCAGGCCGCAATTGAACAGTGTTAGGTTTTGCGCGGACGCCCTGGCTTGGCCTTCGCGAGATAGCGCTTCCACGCCAGCACCAGCCCGGCCCACGCCTTGTCCCACGCCTTCGGGTTCTCGGCCCGGACCATGTTGGTGAACAGGTGCATGTTCTCGATGACCCGGGCGCGGGGGTTGAGCCGGTCCTGAATCTCCCGCTTGGTTCGGCCGGCGCGCTTCCATTGCCGGTAGTGCGTCCAGCAGTAGTCACGGCACACCGCGTCAGCCGAACAGTCTGGGGCGATGCAGGTCATCGCAGACGCCCCGCCGCCTTGAGCACGAAATACGCTGCGGCCATAAAGACGCCCAGCAGCCCCAGGGCAAACCCGACCACCCCACAGAACCTCCCGGCCCCATACCCAGGGCCGATGTTCTCAATGAACCACCAGAGATCGCCTGTCATCAGGCGGACCTGATCAACAACGCCGTCCAGAAATCCGCGTGGCCGGCTCATCTGTCGAACCTCGCCACGCGCAGCTCTCGCGGGCTCCAGTCAATGAAAAGCCCGTGCCCGCTTTGGCAGTGCGCCTGCGTAATGCAGCTTCCGACCCTGGACATCGCCAGCGGATCGCTCCCGTGAGGTTCGCCCACCGGCATATATGGCGCGACGTCCTTGAGCGCGTGGCCGCACTCTGGGCAATGGATGCTCTCGAAAAGCAGCGGGATGGGTCTCAGCTGACTCATTCGCGCTCCTCCGCTCCTCGGATTGTATGGCAGGGGTCGGACATGGGGTCAATCACGGGCGGCATTTGCACACTGGCGGCTCGTCCGGACCCATGTACGCGCGCCGCGCGGCCTGGAAGCTCTCGACGCCCTTGGGCTCGCACATGTCTCGGCAGGCGCGCATGTCCGCCGCGGTGCCGCACCCGGCCGCGAACGCGAGCGCCACCAGCGCGACAAGCAGCCCCTTCGCCTCTCTGTCTCCGGTCATGGCTCCATCCCTCCGTAAATCTGCTCA